GAAAGGGTGATGATATACCATTGTTACCCATGTTCTTTTTAAAGTCATTGGCTCCATCTTCATCATAACCAACTTGAGTTTCAAGACTCATCCAATCACCTTGAATTGCATCTTCATCATCAACGGCTGGTGAAAAAACATATACGAAATCTGAGTTATCAGAAGTATAAGAATCTATGTTAGCAAGAATATCTTCTACATATGCTTCCAAAGCCTCATCAGTATCGGTATCAGCAGGTAATCCGAATCCACCAACTTGTGAATCATATTTAGATTGACCTGGAAAACGACCTTTTCCTTCTTCAGATACAGCAGAGTTGTAGTAGTTATTAGCTACAGTTAAAATCTTATCGATGTTATTCATCGTTTTCTTTTCTTTAGCACCACTTCCAACAGCACCAAATTTTGGAGCAGCAGTAGTTGCTAATGTAGCCATAAGAGCAGTAGTGACAGCAAATTCAGCAAGTGAATTACCTTTGTTACTCTTAAGTTTTTTAGTTAAGTTTATGAACATTTGAGTTCTCCTCATTGAATTAAGTTTCATACCGTTGTTGGTACTTACCTATATTAATACAAAAACTGTACCAAGAATAAAAAAACAAGAAAAAAAAATATTTTGTAACTATTTGTTATGAGGGGGTGTCTAAAATTGTTACTAATATAACATTAAAATACATCTTCTGCTAGGACATCATCAATTGCCGATTTTAACTCTTTGTTATTAACATCAATCTCACCATCCATGTCGGCTTTCCAAGTTCCTTTTTTAGAACCATCAAAGAATAATGCCATTGATGGGTAATTACGAAATCTTAATTTCTTTACAACTTTTGGAGCTTGTTTACTTTTTACATAAAGAACTCTACAATCTTGGTATCCATCAATACCCTTTAGTATACTTTCATCAAACTCTTGTTCCTGCCACTCGGATGTAAAAACAGCAACTACAAAACCACCATTGATTTTTTCCTTAAAGTTTCTATCGTTTACCTGTCCAAATGTTACAGAGAAAAATAAAAATAATCCAATTAAATATTTCATATCATAACTCCTACTTATCCTTCTTTCTTGCTACCTCAACTCTTAAATTACCAACAATTTTTTCAAGGTCTGCAATTTGTTCTTCATATTCATCCAATGTTTCATAAACAGCGTCCATATCTTCCTGTAGTCCTCCGACTTGTTGTTTATATTGTTCATAAGACCGTGGCCAATTATGACCATCTGGTTTGGATGGATATTCATCTCCAAAAATTGATTCTATTGATGGTGGTTCTGGTAAGTTTTTTGCTTCTTCTATCTCTTGTAATAACATATAGTACCCACCAACACCAGATGATATTATAGCAACTAATGCTACAATTGTTTGGACAGACATTGTAAACTTTGTGCCCATAACTTTATCTTCTGATATTTCTATTGGTTCTTCTTTTATAGGCTCGGCTTCAGGTTCTGGTTTAGGCTTCGGTTTTGGTTTTTCCTCAGATATAGGTTTTTTGTATATTTCTTCTTGTTTTTTCTCATGATGTTTAGTTTCTTCAGTAGACTCTAATATAGCATTTGTAATATCATCAAAATCACAAAAACCCATATTTACAAGTATCTCACCAAGAGTGCGTTTATCACCCTTAACTTGAGCTTGTAATGCCTTATTAAGTTGTCTTTTAGTGATGATGTCTTCATCACACAATAACTTACCTATTTTGATGTCACCATTCATTTTTAATAATATTGGCTGTAAAATGTATTTGTTGTATCTGTTCCTATTATTACATTTTCAAATAACAATAACCCATTTTGCATCGATTCATTATATGGATTATAGAAAGTTCCTTCTACAACACCATCTACTACATTACCATCATTTCTTATTATAGCACCTTGAGCATTTGATGTGTAATCTGATAAACCTACAATTTCTAATGTAACACCCTTTGTTGACTCTGATGAGGGATTAACATACACTCCCTCATCAATCAAATCATCATTATTTAAGGCGTCAATATCATACATTATCAAAGCATAATGCTCTTTTTCAGGTGATATTCTACCAGCATCTTTTTGAAAATGAATTACAAATACTTTTTTTACATCACCACTATCCATTAGAGATTTAACCCCATAAGTGGTTACACTTTCATAGTAATCATAAACAGGTATCTCTGTACCATCTAACCACATTTGAATTAATTCTTGTGGTTCTTCAGCAACTCGTTCATCATCACAACTAAATAATAATAATAAAAGTAAAAGTAATCTTTTCATTTTATCTCCTAAAAGAATTTAATGGTATGTCTTTATTCTTACTTAACCACTTCCTATGTTGTTTGGAAGTACGCCCTTCTACTGATAATTTTTTATTCAGTTTAAGACGATTTCTTTTTCTGTCTTTCGCAGCTTTGTTAGGCATCGTGGTTATTTAGAGCCAAAGGCTTTAGAAAAGAAACCTTTTTTCTTTTTCTTTCCTTTATTACCTTTGAGGCCTTTTTTCTTTTTCTTTTTCTTTTTCTTAACTTCTTCCATATTTGCTAAGTTCATATCAAAAGCATTAGCAGTTGGAACAGCACCAAAAAAGATTATGCCAGAAAGTATTAATTTAAATATATATTTCATTTTGAACTCCTATTAACAATTACAGCAATCACAACAATCGCAACAATCACATTTTAATTTACACATTATATTCTCCTATAATCCCATAAATTGATAATTAACACCAAACTTAATATCGTAAGCTGGTCTTTCCCAATAATAAAGATAACGACCTTCTGTAAAAATACCAAGGTTATCTTTAATTTTTACACCAAATATAGCACCCAAATCATAATCATTCCAACTTATCCACGCAGGATCTTCATATTCAAAATCATAAGGTTCATTACCATCTTCTAAATGTTTTTGATATAACGAGGCATTGTGATAAGAATGTGTGGTATGACCATAATGATAAGGTAACCAATTACCCCAAGCGTGCATCCACCAAGAGTCTGTATAGTGATAAAAATCAACACCTAAGACTAATGATGTTTCACTTTGGTATCCTAAGTTCTTTTTAATATCCCCAACATAGTTTTCCAACATTCTTGGGAAATGATAGATAAAAAATTCTCTATCTGTATAGGCAAATATTTTACCATCAGGATGTCTCCACAACCAATCATGTCCCCAATATTCACCTTGACCATTCCAAAAAGGACCAGGACCCTCTACCTTTCTCAAATCACCTGTTTCAGGATCGTATTCGAAAAGTTCTTGGTGAATCCAATTACCATCTTCATCTTGCATAGTAGGATCAAACCACATATTATCATCAATACCAAATGCATCTTCGGCAAATGTCCACCATTGACCTCTATACCAGCTTGTGTCTAATACCATAGCATCAAATCCATATACAGGATGTTGTCTATGTTTGAATCCAAGTGATAAATGAAATTTATCTTGTAAAACATCTGGTGTGAGATGTAATCTTAAATCACCTTGTCCGTAATTAATATCCTCTAAACCTAATTCAGTCCAACCTATTTTTGCCATAACAAAATCACCAATATATCTTATCCAATACTCTTGATTTAGATAGTCATCTCCCCATTGACGACCTTGTGACCATTTGATTAAATATTCCCAACCCTTAACAGGACCAAATGTAGCACTTTCGTTAGCATTCTGTTCTGAACCATCATACCATACTCCACCCTTACCAGCAGACTTAACACCTCTTTTTGGTTCATAATTAAATCTACCAATCTTACGAAGACCGAATGAAGTTTGAAAATCTGCTTCTAATTCTCGTTCAGTTCGCTCTACCTCTAAAGCACCTGTTGATAAACCCCCAACAATGGCAAACCTATCGTCTTGATGGCGAGGAGCATTTAAACTAAAACTACCATAAGCTGTGGAATACTTAAAGAAGTTTGCTAAAAACTCTTGGCTAAACAAAGATGAGGTTAACAAAAAACCTAATAATATTTTCTTTAACATCTGTTTTCTCCTAGTAAATATTTAAGCTACCATCCACCAAGCAGCACCAATTTCTACTAATAAATCAGCACCTGTGTTCCAAGCCCATTTTTCTTTTGTTCCATAGGTTTCTTCTGTACCCTCTACAATGTACTCAAAGATTTCCCAAGCAACACCTATAATAGCAACCCATAAAACTGCCCATAAATCAGAGGCACCTAACCATTGAGCAACTTTAGCTATAAATAAACCAGCTGCTATATGATAAGATGTCCAATGGTCAAGTTGACCAGTTTCTAGTTGCCATTTAACGAATTTAGTTAATGGATGATTCATAATGTTTCTCCTATATAAATATGTTAATAATCCATTCTTACTAAGAACTTCATAGGTATTTTTTGACTTTTCGGTATTGGTTTTGATAATCTAGCGTACCCTACTAAACCATTTTGTTCGTCATATAATCCTATTTCAGTAATATAAGTTGGATAATTACTACTTGTTAAATTATCTTTTAATTTTCCTAACCCACTTGAATGATATAATGTTGGATTAGTTGAGTTGTTTAATTCATTTGGTTGAACATCACAAGTCCATTCATAAGTATTAACTATCTGCACTCCTTTGTATTGTAATGTATAATCACCACTTGTCACATCTGTATAATCGTTTGTACCATCAAAAGAGGCAGTTTCAGTTATTGTTAAAGATCCTACATTATAGAAAACATTCCCAACATAATTGTTGGACGATGATAGTGCTGATACTGATTGAGAAAAGGTGGCATTTGTTGAATAAAGATTTCCATTCTCATCATCAACAATTCTAGCACCAGTTGTTGTATCATTTAAAACAACACTACCCCTTTTTATACTTTCATCAAATTTATTTTGTGGTATAAAAACTATAGAACCTGATTCATAAAATTTACTTAAAAAGGTATCTCTACCAGAGCCATCTCTACCTATCGTGAATGATTCATTAAACTTTGGTTCATTGATATGAGAACCACTAAAATAAAAGTTTATACGAGCGAAGTCATAAAAACTTTTAGATACAGTATGAGCAGAGCCGGATAAAAATTGATGTCTAGTTAAATCTGCTTGAGTTAAGTCAAAAGTTTTATTTGACTGATACTCATAAGTATTTTGATTGTCAGTTGTAAATTCCTTAAACATTCCATAACATTAGTATGTCAATCGGACTTTTACAATTGCTTCAGAACTAAAGTTTTTATTAATTGGAGAACTTAATTTACCTACAGCCATTAAAGTATTTTGATTGTCATATAATCCAACTTCACTAATAAATGTTTGTGGGTTAGTTACCATATCATTATGCCTTATTTTATAATCTGAACCACTCCAAAAAGTTATATTTTGTGATAAATTAAATTCACTAGCTTTTGCTCTACAAAAATAATCATAAATGTATTGTCTTTCTTCAGAACGAAGAGTAACTGAACCTTTTTGTAGTGCTAAAGCTAATTTATTAGCATTGTCTACAGCATCAGCAACTCTTAGATCAGGTGTTAAACCTGTACCAGTGTGAGTGAGATTACCACTACCACTTTGAACCATTACTGCATCACCTGGTAAACTTGAAGACAAAGCATTAGCACTAAATACCATCAAACCAGCATCGGGATAAAAGAATCCATAAGTTAGTGTTGTATAAGCAGTGTGAACTGTCCCACCAGAACCTGATACAATGTGGTATCTTGGACCAAATGGAGCAGCTTCAGCATCCTCGGTTTTAGAGTCGTCTGTCAAAGATATTTGATTACCTGTGCCATCTGTCTCAGAACCAGAAAGTGTAACCGTCCAAGTTCCAGGATTTAATCTATCTTTCATTTGTAATCGTTCAGCAGCAAGAATATAAACATCTGATTGAGATACAGCATTTGTACCATTCGTTCCATCCACCATTAAAAAACCAGTTATGTCTCTTAATTTTTCACTATCTGTTTCTGTAAAATTATAAAATTGTTTATAAATAGCTTGTGTTGTTCCTTCAGTATTTGCATCCTCCTCAGCACTACCACTACCGCCTATGTGACCATAAGATACGGAAAAATGGTCTTTCGAATTATATTGTAAATTGTAATAATAAGATTTTTGAGTTGTTGATAAAGAAGATGTTGCGAAATTTGAACCAGCAAGAGTCCCAACACCACCATCAAAAAATCCATTTGTAACAGTAATCTGTGTTGTTATAGTATCTTCTGCTATATTAAATGTTTTAATCATAATTCAAACCTTAAGTCGTTGTGTTATTTACATTAACAGTTACAGTTACAAACCCAGCAGCAGCACCATCTCTGGTTACTTCAACACCAATTGACCTTTGTGTAGTAATCTGTTGTGGTTGAGCATTTATGGTTAATGTAGCAAGATTTGTAATATTAGCAATAACAGGATCTGGATGATCAAATGGTGGTAAGTTAGTAGCACTAAAATCACCATCTATTGAAATTGAACTAGCTGACACACCACCACCTATTGCCAAACCTCTCATATCTAAAATTTTATAATTAAATCTAGCACCACCTACTGACGGAAATACTTGTGGAATTATTGTTTGTGAGTTACTTTGTGTCTCACCTTGTATTTTAGTTATAGTCACAGAAGTTCCACTCGTTATAGTAATAAAAGAAAAGTTTTGTACATTTCTTTCACCTTGACCATAAAGTCTAAATCTTAAAAACACATTATCATCAGGAACAGCTTCCATCATGGGCATAGAAGTTATAGCACTTCCATATGAATCTGAACCAGAAGGGTGATTTGGGTTGTATAAAGTGTAATCAACGCCTGTATCACCAAAGGCGTATCTAGTTATACCAAGTGGACGACCATTTGCTAACTTTTGCCGACCTAACTTAGTTAAAATGGCATCGACTATTACGGTATCGTTGTCTAAAATTCCCATAGTTTTAATCCTCTTAAAAAATTATATCTAACTATAAATATATCCAAATTATTTTTTACCTTATTACTTTTAATTTCTTAGTTGTATCTGAACCACCAACATTGATTGTGTAGGCAGATATAGTTGGAGAAGTATCAAGTTGTGGATCAAATTGAGGTGGAGTTGAACCATCATTTTGAGTTCCTTTGTAAATAAGATTTGTTAATGCGTCTTTACTTGTACCAACTTTGAAATAATGATTGATTGGATATGTAATATTTCCATTATCATCTGTTTTAAAGAAAAGTGTTCTACCTACCATTCTACCATCTACAGTAGCATCATCACTACCAAAGAAAGATGAATAAGT